CAATAGTAGGTGAGCCTGCAAGACCACTTAGTCCCGGAGTTTGACTTGCTCCTGGCAGAGAAAATAGATTGTTTCTATTTCGGTTAGCTGGAGTATTGGTGATAGCATCAACAAACATACTACCTAATTCAAACGCGGCGGATTCTATAAGATTTGGATTTTTAAGACCATTGTATACTGCATCTGCATTTCGTATAGCACCCAATATGTTGCCATCCTTTAATGATTTGATAGCACCACCTGCTGCATCTACTAATCCACCTCTTCCCAATATAGTTCCGTTTGCTCCCGGAGACATGTTAGGGCTAGGTGTTCTATCGTAATTAGCAACATCACCAAAGCCAGTAACAATGTCTTCAGGACTTCTTCCGTCCAATGCGCCTTGATTGTATACGACTGTTTCATAGTCGATAGTCATTCTATTTTGCATTATACCAGAACCCTCACTATAATTATATTGATCGTGAGAGAAATTAGTAATCATAGGATTAATTAAGGTGTATGCAATAAAATTGTGTTGATTTAACCCAAACACTGTGATGTTTTTAAAGAATGGTATCTTACTGCCGTCTGGGCCAGTTGCGCCGCCTGATAGACCCCAAGTGTGATCGTCGCCGCCAGTGGATTCGTTATAAATATTATTGTTGTTGTAGTCAATTATTGAACTGCCGGTATCTTCAAAGAACCTATTATTTCCTCGGTTACCGCGTAGCACTTGGCCTGGTCTAGTACCATCGTTATAATAATATGTATAATATGCTTCCCACATGCTAGTAGTGTTATTTCCATTATCATCATGGAATATTATTTCTACCGGATCATATCTAATTTTGGTTTGAATAATTCTTTTTCTATTATACTGATTAAGTGCTTCTGTTTGCATAGTGAAGGAAGGTAATTTTACTTCCTTTACTAAGATACCAAAATTTGGAGCATTTGTGTATACAGAGTTGTTAAATTCAAAGTAAGTATGAAAAAGAAATTTAAGTTTAGGTGCATTTTCATAAGAGTTAGGCCTAAACGTTTTGGCAGCGTGTTGGTAATCTCTTAGGTAGGGACTGCCGAATAAAGCATCGGCAGCCCCATTTAATAAATTTTCACCCCAATTACCTAATGACATTAATTTGTCCTAATTATTAGGTAGTTGAACCAATACCAGTTGCGATACCTGTAGGACCGTTGAACGCACGACCAACGAAAGTACCAACACCAGTAATAGGTCCGTCTGGCTGACCTGGTGTAGAATTTTGAATTGCGTTATCATAACGAATAGATAGTGCAATTGTTGCTGGATCATTAGTTGCATAAGCTAACTGGTTATAGTTAGCAGACTTGATGAAGCAACCATAGCATTCCCATCTTTCAAGAACAGTAGGAGCAAGAGCGCCGTTACCACCGTCTAGAATTTCAATGTTTGTTTGGAACTTATAGTCTTGACCAGTTGCAGCAGATGCCTGTTCAACAAAGTCAAACTGCTTTTGGATCTGTTGTGCAACTGACTGTGAAACAGTACCGGATGCGTCATCACGAATGTTTACAGTTAATTCACTCCAAGAGTGCTTACCTGCAAGATACATTCTTGAGTTATAAACGTTCAAGGTAACTTCTTCAAATGAGAGGTTTGGTCTTGAACAATCTACTACTTGCTTAGTTAATTGTAGTCCACCATTAACATCAACCCCAAAGTTCAAGAAATTGACTCTAAAGCGGAACTGTAGTTTAGGCATCAACAGACCTTGGTTGCCGCCTGCGTTGTCAGATGCTACGGTCATGTTGAACAATGATTGTGAGGCTGTTGCCATTTTGTATTCTCCTGTTATAAGTATTTATCTTTTTATCAACGGGTGCCCGAAAGCACCCGTTGATATTTTATTATAATATTAGTCTTGTGGTAGCCCATTTGCTAATCCTGCAATTTCTCCAGTATTGAAGACACGAACCGGAATGTAGATGAACTCAATTGCCTTAACTGGCTCAATTGCAACATCTACCCAAAGCTCGTTTCTATCGATACGGGCAGGAGTGTTATTTGATTCGTCGCAAACTACAAGATAATCGTAGATGCCTCTCTTAGCAACAAGATCAACTAGAAGTGTTTGGACAACCCCTGAAATCTCTTGTCTTGTCAGCGCATCATTTGGTTCAAAGATGAACGGTCTTGCTGCGACTGTCAATTGACGACGAAGATAAGCAATAAGTCTTGCAACGTTAATTCTGTCAAGTGCTGACTGTGAATTAAAGCTTGATTTATTACCGTAGTTCAACAAACCATTTCCAGTGAAGAACACGAGTGGGTTGATTTGATTAGTATATAATACGTCACGAATTCCTATTCTTGTCTTGATTGGAACAAACTCACCTGTAATTGAATCAATGTAACCGATTGACGCTGCGTTATCAATTACCCCACGACGAGTACCTGCTGGGGCGAACCAAGGATAAGCGATACTATCGTTGCGAAGAATAGTTCTAATCATCATGTGTGATGGGGGAACTGCTACTAAATTACCACGCAAGTCATTAGTAATCCCTGATGGATAGAATAGACCCATATAAGTATCACGGGTTACTAGACCGTCTTCTCCGGTTGATGATACGCCAGCAGCATTTGTTGCCCACGCTTGAATTGCAGTTGCGTCATCTGGCAGTCTCATTGGTGTGTCACCGATAATAAATCCAGTTTGACCACGATCATTGTTAAGAGTAATCATGTTAGGTTGCAATTCAGGATAATTCGGAGTTGCAATCAAGTTGAATGGATTGTCATCATCACGAATTGCACCGTTAGAATCAATTGCTGCTCTCATTGCTTGAACAACCATTGCTCTCTGGGCATTACGACCCATATAAGGAGCACCGCTTGACTCTAGACCACTTACTGAAACCCATGCGGCCTTCTCAACCGGAAGTGTCTCATCCGGGAATTGAGTTGTGTTAAAGTAGTTAGTGCGGTATTGCTTAACATTGTACCCTGAACGACGAGTGTTGAACAATAGCATACCTACTGGATAAAGTGACGTAGTTGGCGCATCCAAATCCAAATAATTGCTAGATAGCAAGCTCACAATCGATGGGATAGGATCGTCAACTGGGTTAGTTGTACCGTTAAGGGCCCAACGAGCGTCAGCGAATAGTACGCCGGTTGAACTTGTTTGGTTAGTATTATCAATTCTTACCCACTGATCAACAGTATCAACTTGCTGCCAACGATTAATGATTGGATAATTGTCTAAGTCAGATGTATCGATCCAAATGTCGCCGTATGCCAAAGCAGTTCCGTCTGATTGTACAGTTGGTTCACTTGCACTTACGATTGGTCCGTTTGGATCCGTTAAGTTTGTACCGCTTGGGAGTGGGAAACCACTAGCGTCATAATTGACATTCTTATATCCTCTCCATCCAGCTGATGTGTTAACCATGATATCTACTTCGTCAACAACTGAGTAGAACCAATTAGTTAGGTTAGCAGGAGCAGCTACCGGTGCACCTTCGTTTGCAGTCATATCAAATTCAACCCAGTTTGATAACTGAGTAGTATAGTTTGCTACTGCTACGCCACTAACTGGTGTAATAGCTGTGACTGCACCAGAAACAACTGCTGTTACTTCAACAACAAGATTATTAGTAGGCGCTGTGCCGCCCATAGCACTTCCTAAGAAAGTTACGGTATCACCGACTGCAAAACCTGATCCTGCATTAGGAAAGCTTGTAGGGTTAACGTAATATTTTCCATAAGCTGTTCCAACATTAATAGATAGGTTTGCACCTAATCCACTACTTGATGATTGCACTGGCTGGAAGACAAAAGGGTCACCAAATCCGTTTTTCACTCCTAATGTTGATCCAGGAATGAATCCTGCGGCGCTTAGTAATGATGGAGTAGTGGGCAAGCCTGTAGTGTTGCTTCTATCATTCATGTAGATTTCACCACCTTGGGTATGTGTAATCTGAATTGCTCCTGCATCGGTTACAGTAGCAGTTGTATAAGGGATAGCAGTACTATTCCACTCATTTACAAAATCTGTAGCATCAGTGTCATCACCTAATGTTATTGAGTAAGTGCCACTAATTCCTGTTCCCGGCAAAGACACTATCACCTCAAGAGAATAGGGCCCAACAGTAAATGTTGGATTAGTAACGCTGCCCGTAACTATCGTTGGACCGGTTGCAAGTCTTTCCCAATAATATAGAGGAGGAGAAGCCTGAGAAGCAAATGTAGCTACATTAAAATCATACTGAGTATATACTGTTCCGGCTGGAATATTCTTACCACCAGTTGAATCAAGTGCATTAGTAGCAGCAACGTCAGAAGTAGCGTAGGATACTGTTTTAGGTACCCAAGTATTTAAAGTACTATTCCAAACAGAAATTGCAGTGTTTAGGCCAGATCCAGCTGTTCCGACTTTGAGCCAAACTGAACCACTTGGTCTAGGGAATGTTTGACCAGTAGTCCAAAGTGGCTGTTCAGCAGAAGTTCCATAATCGAAACCTGGCTGATAGTATGTACCAGCAGAAATACCCAAGTCAGCAAGAAGTGTTCCTGTTCCTGCAACAGTCAATGAAAATGGTGTAGTTACACCCAATTGACCAGCATTTTGAGTAGAAAACAATTGCAAACTTTGGCTTGTTCCTGTTCCTGCTGCTCTAGCCGCCAAGAACTGGAAGTTTAGTAAATTGATTAGTGAGGCCATATAACTCACAGTATTATCAGGTGCGGCTGGAACAGTAAGTGTTGCGCCGAAACTACCGTTGATGTTAATAGTAAGAGTATCACCTGCAGTCAATGTACTTACTGAATTAGCCCCTTGAATAGTTGGCCATGATTCTAACCATTCCGGAGAACCAATTGATACCCAAACATTGTCAACATTTTTATAGAAGAATTGAACTGCATCAGCCGCAGTAGGTACTTCATAAGTTGGAATAGCGTTTACTGCGTAGTCGCCGAAAACACCGGTTGACTGTAGCGGAAATCCGCCGTCTAATAGTGATGAATCAGTGATTACGATCGGTTGCTGTAGTGTAAACTGACCGGTAACTGAATCAAACTCATTAATACCCCAAGTTGTGATAGAAGTGTCTAACCAGTAAGTTCCATCTTCAGGTGCACCACTTGGTCTACCTGTTTGTCCTACGAGACTTGCTAAGTCAATGTCTGCTCTTAAGCAAAATGCACGATTAGTAATGCCAAGTGCTGAATACGCTGCTAGCAATCCGTACTCGTTCAATTCATAACCCTGAATAGGAGTCCCATTCGAAGTAGTATAGAAGAACGGCTCTCCATAAAGAGTCACAAGATCACGTTGGCTTGTTACCTGAAATAGTTTTCCAGCATTAGCTGCGGTAGTACCAACAGCTACTCCGGTACCATTTGGATTTGCTTTATTCTCTGCTGTTGCAAGAAGAATAAAAGGAATTGAGTTAGTGGGTGCTGGAAGATATTGCGATTCGTCTGTAATCGTTACTTCTACGCCCGGGGATACTAGTGCCATAATTTAATTTCCTTTGTATGATTCTGAGGTTTACCACCTGTCACAGATACTTTTGATACCTGCTCTAATGTTATTTATTGTATATTATTAAAAACACCGGATTAGCTGACCTTTAAAGGTAATAATGAATAAATAACTACATGATTAAAAGACCTATATGTAAGGAATGCAATAGGAATTATTCGGCTATAAACTATATCCGCAATGGTAAAACCTATTACCGAAGTATATGCGATACCTGTGGAAAGAAGAAGAATAAGAAAAAACCACAAGCACACAATTGGGAGAAGGCTGGATACAAAAAAAAGCCACACTGTGATTTGTGCGGCTTCAAAAGCTTATATCCTAGTCAAATGACCGTCTTTCACATTGACGGCAATCTGACTAATGTGGTGTTTAATAATTTACGAACCATATGTCTCAACTGCATTGAAGTTATCAAACGCAAAGAGGTCACTTGGAAACGAGGTGACTTAACGGTTGATTACTGATTCCATCTGCTTATGTAAATA